AAAAATTATAAAGTAACAATTGACGATACTGGTATCACATTAAATAGTAATGATGCATCATTTTGGAAACCTAATATATTACCTGTTGATCCATTTACCGGACTACCCCATGGCGGAATAAATGCTGGAATAGTAAAGTTGAGGGGTGCATAATGGCAACAAATAAACTTGCAGATTCAATGGCAAATGGAATGCAATCGTATATTAGTGGATTACCAATTCCTAAAGAAGATAATTATAATTTTCAAAATGGATATAGATCTATATTTAATAATACTGAAGATTATTGGAATAAAATAATTGAAATAGATAATGATTATACTATACCAGAAAACGAAGGAAATTTAACTATTATAATAAAAAGTACAGGTGTTACAGCAGATCCCACTATTGAATTACCTTTATTATCAACTAACATAGGCAGGCGATTATTTTTTATAAATGAAAATGCAGGACATAGAATAGTAATTCGTCCTAAATTTAGTAGTAGTGATACAATAGAAGGTTTTTCTGTAATGGACATTATGCAATCAACACATAAAAATAGAATTGAATTAATTGCTACATCATATGGATGGAAAAGAAAAGCAAAAGAATTTATAATTATACCTGAAAATTTACGACCGAATGGATGGGTATTAAATGCAGGAACATCTACAGTATGGTCAGATGTTAGTTTTTTATCATGGGTGCAAGAAGGAGCATATGCATTATTATTAAGATATACCGTAGTATTTATTGGAAATGATGCTGATGATAATTCTGTTTTTTTATTACGTCCTAAAGGAAGTATAATTGATAATCCATATCGAAATACAGCAGTAGGTTTTGAATTTAGTAATTTAATAACTGGAACACGAACTAGTCATTCAGGTCAAATAATTGTAAATTGTGATAATAATAGTATTATACAATATAGAAAATTAAATCCTATATATGATAGTAATTTTTTATATTTACAAATTGACGGATATTTTAAATGATAGTATATGAATATATTTTAGATGATAATAATAATATAACGACTATTCAATTATGGGGAGAAAATGAAAAACCAGAATTTAAAAATAATCCTATACCTAATGATAAAATATTACAAGGAAATATACATGATGAATTTGGAAATCCTTTATATTCAATAATTGATAATAAAATAATAAAAAATAAAATAGTATTATCAAAAGAACAAACTATTTTAAATAAAATAAATAAAAAAAATATAAATGATATTGTGCGAATTTTAATTAATGCTATAGATAATCCTAAAGATGAAGAATTTTTAAATTTAAAAAGTGAGATTATAGAATGAAAGATTTATTACTTATTGAAAATACAAATAATTTCATACTACAAAATAAAGATTTACAATTAACTACTAATAATATAGATTATACTGTTCAAAAATGTACTATTACTTTAAAATTTTTTAAAGGAGAATGGTATTTAAATATAAATATTGGTATACCTTATTTTGAAAATATTTTTATTAAAAACCCTAATATAGGACTAATAGAAGATATTTTTAAAACTACTATTTTATCAATAGAAACTATAGAAGAATTAATTGATTTTAATTTAACATATGATAATACTATTAGAAAATTATCTTTGAATTTTCAAGCTAAACTTATAGATGGAAGTATAATAAATGTTAGTATATAATATAAAGGAGATTATAAATATATGGCTGATTATGGAATAACTCCTCAAGGATTTGTAATAAAAGATTTACAAACTATATTATCAGAAGAAGAAAATGATTTAAGATCGGCATTTGGTGATGATATAGATTTAAGTGAATCATCTAATTTTGGGCAATTAGCAGGCAATAACTCAAAAAAAATATCTTCATTATGGGAATTAGCACAAACAATTTATAATAATTTCAATCCTGATAAAGCGGAAAATGTTAGTTTAGATAGTGCATCATCTTTAGTTGGTACAATTAGATTAACTGCAACATCTTCAAATTCTATAGTATCATTATATGGTGATATAGGTACAATTATACCAACAGGTCATTTAATAAGACAGGATGAAAGTAATGAAAACTTTGAACTTAATGAAGAAGTTACAATTAATTTATCAAATGTCATTGATATAGATTTTTCAATTTTAAACTTATTGGATAATCAATTATATACTATTACAATAAATGGTAATAATTATGATTATACATCAGATGCAACAGCAACAGAAGAGGAGATTATAGCAGGGTTAAAAGTAAGTATTGATTTAGGAAGTGAATCAGTCATAGTAATTGATAATTTGGATGGAACAGGAAAAATATATACCACTAATGATACAATACCATTTTCTATTTCTGTTGATAGTAATTTACAAATAGATATACAAGGTAGTCCAGGATTTTATTTATCAGTAAATAAAGGCTTGATTCCTGTTCCAGCTAATACATTAAACATCATTGTAAATCCAATATCAGGTTTAAATTCAGTTAATAATATTTACGCTGGATTATCAGGAAGAGAAATTGAAACTGATGAAGAATTAAGAATAAGACGACGTGAATTATTAACTGGTATTGGTGCTGCTACGGATGAGGCTATTAGACAAGCCGGATTGCAAGAAGTACCTGATGTCACATCATGTATAGTTATTTCTAATCGTAATGATATAACAGTATCGGGCAGACCTCCACATTCTTTTGAAACGGTAATAGCCGGAGGGGATGAGCAAACTATTGCAAATGTTATATGGGAAAATATGCCAAGTGGAATTCAACCGTATGGAGATATTACAAAAAATGTTATTGATAGTACAGGAAGAAATCAAATAATAAAATTTAGTAGACCTACAAATATTTATTTATGGGGTAATATAGATTATTATCTTGACACAGAAGAAACGTTTCCTACAAATGGAGAGGATGCAATAAAAGAAGCTATTGTTATATATTGTAGACAAGCTTTTAATATTGGAAAAGATGTGATTTATCAAAGATTATCAATACCCATATATAGTATACCTGGTGTGGGTGATATTGTTATACAATTAGCTGTGAGTAGCACACCAACCGGACCTCCTGGAGCATATACATCAGCCAATGTAATAATTGCAGATGATGAAGTATCCGATTGGGATAAAAGTAGAATAACTTTAAATTTATTACCATAAAAAGGATAAAATGAGTATAGAAAAAATAAATGATTATTCACAATTTAATACTAATCCCTGGTTAATAGAATTTTTTAAAGATTCTAATATACATGATATTTTAAAAACATATGATAGACAATATAATGATTTAGAAAATGTTTTATATGATATGCTTTTAAAATTATGGATTGACAATGCAGAAGGTAATCAATTAGATATATTAGGAATACACATTGGATTAAATAGAAATGGTAAAAATGATATTGATTATAAATATTTAATTAAAATGAAAATTGAAATAAATACATCATCCGGTCAACCTGAAAAAGTAATATCGGCTTTACGATTTTTATATGATACAAATAATATAGAATTTGTCCCTCAATATCCTGCTAAAATTGGTATATATGTAGTAGGGCAAACGTATACATTAGAAGATGCTATATTATTATTACAAATTTTACCTTCCGGAGTAGGTTTAATTTTATCAGAAGAATATGTAACAGAAGCCGATGAATTTCTTGTTACTGAGAATGATATACAATTATTAACAGAAATATTTTACACATAATATAAAGGAGAATATATAATATGGCACTAAGATTTTCACAATTAACGCCAGCTACACAATTAAATGATGCTGATATATTTGCAATTACACAAAATTTTAATTCAAAAAGTATAACAGCAGATTTAACAGCTAAATATACAATGAGAGATTCATCTTATGCAGATGTAATTGAAACTATAACATCTAATAAAGATTATTTATCATCTGAATTAGAACCAGATCATAGAATTTTTGCAGATTCAATATCAAGTGATATTACACTTGGCTTTTTTAATGGTGCTGATAGGGATGGAACAAAAATTACTATTATAAATACAAATGTTAATGTAGTATTTATTGAATTAGTATCTGATGGAGTTACAAATTATATCCTTAATACAAATGAAACTATAGAAATTATATGGGACGATATAATTTGTAACTCCATCAGATA